TTATTTGGCGGTTGTTATCAAATTATTTAAACCAGTTCTATCATACAAGATAACGTTTAGTTTTTTTGAAAGTTCTATTGCAGATTTTGTAAATACTTGATTGGTAATAACTACGGCATAATCACAGTTATAAAATTGGGCCCCTGAAAAAACCTCTTGCACTGCGCTATTTCCAATGGGTTTAGAGTAGCGTTTACACTGAAAACCGTATTTTTTACCATTTTTAAATGCTATCACATCCAATCCTTGGTCACCAGTAGTTTTAGTGGTGGTCACTTTTTTAAAACCATTTCTTTTTAAAATATAAGCACAAAAATTCTCAAATTCAATGCCATCTAAACTATCAAAATCTATTGTATTAGTATGTGCTTTTTTAATAGGACTTCTATGTTTTCTTTTATAATCAGTCCAGGACAGTCTGATTATTATCAATATTGGAACAGCGGTTATTATTATGGCAGTGATTTTGTTAGTAAAATCATATTTATAAAAGTTGCGTTTAAATCCACAATAAAAAAATATAGCGAAGAAAGTTAAAATTACTTTTGCAAAGGTTCTGGGATGAGATTTGCAAGCATTGTTAAACTTATTTATAGATTTTGCTTGGCTGTCTATAATGCTGGCAATCAAATAAATATTTCGCATTTTCATTTAAAACATCCTCATTTCTTTTAGTTTTATAAAAAATGTGACTATATTAATCATTTTCAATCATCATCTGCTAATATTATACGAGCCAGTCTCATTTTCTCTTCTTGTGATAAGTTATTTTTACTTCTGGTATAAATGGTAATCATCTCGTCGTATGCTGGTTTGGATTGTATATCAATTGCATCATCGCAAAAGTATTCAGGTTCTACACCTAACTCTTTTGAAATCTTAATAAGCACTTCTATATCCGCTTTTTTACTGTCGCGTTTTATCATTGAATAGATAGTAGTTGGTGCTACTCCTATTTTTTGGGCTAATTCATTAGCATTAGTTCCTTGCTCTTTCATAAGAGCATCTAATTTTTTTCCAATCCCCATTTCAGCCACCTCACTTATACTCCAATACTAGCATATTTGAGTAGATAAGTAAACAAAAAAATTGGCAAATGAGTAAAAAACTGTTGATAATATGCTCGAATGCGTATATAGTCTTATTAAGATTCAACGCAAATGCGTATAAAAGGAGGTGTATAAAATGCCATATTCAAATCTAAAGGCAGAAATGGGTCGACATGATGTAACTATTGAAGCAATAGCTGCTAAACTGGGAATCCATCGAAACAGTGTTTCTTACAAATTAAACAGAGGAGGTTCTTTCTCAATTGAAGAAGCAGATATCATTCAAAAGGAGTTTTTCCCCAAAGTCCCCTTGACGATTCTTTTCCAAAAAGACACGCCAGATACAAACATCTGTTCGATTAAATAAATATAGCACTATTGAACAGATGTGTCAATGGATTCAAGAGGAAAGGAGGTGGAGTGAGGTGAAGGATTTAGTTGAACTGGCTAACTCCATAAATCGTGGGTTACCGGAGAAAGAACAAAGAGAAAAGTTCTGTGACCTGTTATTGCAGGAATTCCAAAAATTGAAAGGCAGAGATTTGGCTCCCTACCTTTCAGAATGTTACTTGAACTTATTGCAGCCAGGGGAAGTATTAACTCTGAGATTCCCGATAGGAGCGCATATATTTGATTCCACTGGATGTAATATCGAAGCAAATAGGGCCGGAGAAAATACTGACTGATGTTTCAAAAACAAAGTCAGATACATTTTCGATATATCCATCATCATAAAGCTGCTGAGCTGCTTCTGTGGAATAAAACATATCATCAGCATTTTTAAACTGATATGAAAATGCCTTATTAGAAGTTTTTTCATAATTTTCATAAGCTAAAGTAAGAAGTTTTAAAGCAATTGGACTCATGCGTGATATTTCCTTTCTTTCGTACTTGGCCCGGTATGGCCTGTAAGTACAGTATAAGTCAGGGGAGATACAAACGCAAGGAAACAAGTACAACCAGTATCGCATACATATTATGAAGGGGTGGTGATAGTGCAAGAAATTACTTATACAAATGTTTTTATGCTCGACGGCCGGGAGGTAACGCTTGATGATATGTCACCGGAAGACAGGGCCAACATAGCAAATCGAATGATACTAAAGCCATTGGAAACATTGAGCAATATACAGATTAGAGGGACCGCCTGAAGGCGGCCAAGGTGGACAAGCTGAAAGGAGATAAAAAACGATGAGGATAGTGCTTTATGAGAAAAAAAGGGAAGATGATATGTCTATGTTCCGGCCTGCTTCAAATGAGCGTCTCGCATGGCTGCTTGATTTTATATCAAATGTCGAAAGTGACAAAAAAGGCGCAAAGATAAGAATGGATGCCCTCTTAAGCGGTCGGATGATACAGACCGACATGAGTTCGTTTGTTGTCAAATTCGAAGAGGTAGAGGCCCCCCGATTAACCAAAACCATGACGAACGGTGAGCTTTACCGCTATGCATGGGCGGCGGTGAGAACGAGCATTGAGAACGCCCAGAAATGGGACCCACTAGATGAAGCTGAAATCGCTCGGCTCCAGAGACAGGAAAAGGAGTTGTGTGAGTTAATGAATCAGAGTTTTTTGCGGGAAACAAGTAGAAAGGAGATGTGAACGATGGCAGTAAAAGGAGCAAAGACTATCGCGGAGTATGCAATCCGCAAGTGGATGGAGTACGAAGGATTTGTAGCAGAGTGCTTTAAGCTGGAGATGACCGGAGCCCATGAGGCGGTGTTACATGACGGCAACGGAGACAGGATGCGGCTGGCGTATGACCCAGGGACCAAGATGGTTATGGTGGTGGAGTGAAAGGAGATGAAGACGATGACGAAAAGACGTATTTTAGGGTTCCATAAGACTTGGTTTGGATGGAGCTGGAAATGTGACATCTTTTGTAAACTTACTGGACGTGCCTACAACCCACTTTCAGTAGAGTTTTGGACAAAAGAGAGAAGTATCTTAATCAGAACGCCGTGGTGTTCCTGCTATGAATTTGGAGCGGGGAGGTGAAAGACAATGAAGGATAGATTGAAAAAGAAAGCGGAGAAACGCAACCGCCAGCTGATTCATGAGATTCTGGACCTGGTACTGGATATCAATGGGATTTATCCGCGCAAGCAGGAAATTACGGGAAATCTCCCCACTGCATTTTTAAATTTTAATGGTCATGTGGGAAATTTAGAGGTCGGACTACATTTGCAAGGATGGTACCCTGGGTACAAAGCCGATATTAAAGCTACTTCGTATACGTACAGTGATGCTGGACTGAGAGATGTCCTTGATAAGTTGAAGACCATAAAAGCGGAAACCCCAGGAGCGGCAACTCCCAGGGAATCCAAGTAACTAGTAAATATTTTACACCTCTATTATAGAGGACTTAACGGAGGATTGCAAGAGATGAGATTACATGAATTAACAGAGCAGTATGAGGTTTTGCTGGACATGATGTATGACCCAGAGGTGGATGAGCAGACCGTCCGGGACACCATGGAGGCCATCTGGGGCGAGATTGAGGACAAGGCAGATGGATATGCAAAGATTATTTTCAGCATGAAAGCGGACATCGAGGTATTGAAGGCGGAGGAAGAGCGGCTTTCTGCGCGGAGAAAGCACCTGGATGAGCGCGCCAGATGGCTGAAAGAAAATCTGATGGCAAATATGCAGGCAATTGGAAAAGAGAAGTTCAAGACAGCTTTGTTCAGTTTTTCTATCCAGAAGAATGGCGGGAAGGAACCGCTTGTTATTGATGGAAACATCCAGGATATTCCGGGCAAATTCCTGATTCCGCAGGAACCGCTTGTCAACAACGATGCGGTGCGTAAGCTACTGGCTGAAAAACAGGTTGAATGGGCGCACCTGGAGCCGCGCGGCGTACACCTGGGGATACGGTAATGGATGGGAAGATTACTCCGTTCCGAATGAACCAGCTCATGGAGGTGGCGTCCAAAGTGACTAAGATGATGGTCACCGGCGTCTGGCACCTCTCTTTTGAGGAGATGGAGGTCGTGCTGAGTCTGGTGCGGTGCGGAATGAATGAAAGCAGGGAACACAATGAAAAAGAATCTGACAGCGATTGCTGATGAGTTGATAGAGAGGCTGCTTGACTGTGGGTTTATTATCCAGCGGTATGACGCTTACTCTACTAACAGTATCTATCTTAAATTAGACTATGGTGTCAGCAACAGCATCCGCATCAGCGACCACCGGGGGAAACAGAAACTTAGCTATCGGTATAATATTGGTTCAGATATAGCGAAACGCTGGCAGGATGATGGTCAGTATACACGTTACTATTTCCCAGCCGACCAAATAAAGCAGCTGGTAAAACTGATAATTCAAGAGCGGAATGAGAAGATTCAAAAATATGGTACGAAAAACTATTTCCAATACATGGAGCGAAACAAAGAGGCAGGGCAGACGCTTCCTGGATTCTGGCAGCAAGCCCGGTTGATTGAAAGGAGATAAAACATGTTTTTAAAAACGGGAGAACTTAAAAAAATTATGAAGACCAGCCTTAAAAAGCACGGCCTGATTGTTGGCAACATCGATAACCATTACATGGTCTATTCGGATAACTGGGGAGTATATGTGGAGCATCCCTACGCAACAAATAAATTCAAGGCGGCCATCATGGAGCTGATTGGAGACCTGCCGGAGCCATATGAGTGTTATTTCTATACCATAGGCCCGGACAAGGAGCTTCAACAGAACACGGTGATTGATTATCCGGAACCGTATGAGAGATGGAAGGAAGCTAAAAACTATGCAGTGATCACGCCGGTTTTACTTTTCTCCTGGCCTCATGAATATATAGTGTGCCAGGAAAAGAACAATCTGCGGTTCCTGACGGCAGACCGTGCACTGACGGCGGCTGTGATATCGCCCAGTGAATTGGACGTGACTTCCGAATCTATGCCAGACCGGCCGAGTGTTCTGGACGGATGCGTCTTGTATTTCAAAAATGAATCAACCATCTACTGGGTACATACGGAATCACCGGGAAGGAAGGCGCTGGAAGTCCTTTTCCCACACCTGGATGGTGTGAACTTTTTTGAAGATGATTGGCTGGAAAAGTGGAAGGAGCCGGAAGGGCCGGAAGAACTGGAAGAAGATGAGGACGATGAGACCGAAACTGACAACGCTGTGGATGAGCAGCTACCGTATTGAGGAGGATGATATGGGATTACCAGTATTGATTTATGGAAAATCCGGGAGCGGAAAAAGCCGGAGCCTGAAATTTTTTGAGGAAGACGAGATTGTGCTGTTGAACACAGAGAAGAAGGAACTGCCATTCCGCAGGCGGTTTAAGAAAACTGGAAGCAGTGATGATATCGGAAAAATCATAAAAACAATCAACCAGAATCCTGAAAAAGTGTTTGTGATTGATGACGCTGGATATATTATGACGCATCTTTTCATGGAGAACCACCGGAATAAAAAGGGGAACGCATCCTTTGAAATGTATGATGATATCGCGGACGCCATGTACGGTTTGGTAAAAAGAGTCAAAACCGAGGTGAAAGACCCGGAAAAAATCGTGTATATGATGTTCCATGAGGACACGGATGATTTTGGAGTTTCGCGGCTTCGAACGATTGGAAAACAGCTGGACCGGAAAGTGTGTCTGGAGGGGATGGTTACAATTTGTATCCGCTGCATGAGTGAAAACGGGAATCATTTCTTTCGGACTATTACGGATGGCTCAGATATTACCAAGGCTCCGGAAGAGATGTTTGATAAACCAGAGATTGAAAATAATTTGAAAATGGTAGATGACACCATCCGCGAATTCTATGGATGGAAGAAAGAGGAGGAAAAGAAGAATGATTAAAAAACCACAGGGATATGATGAGGCGCCAGCCTTTACTGGGGAGTCCCAGCAGTTACCAAAGGGGAAATATGTATGTAAAATTGTGCAGGTTTCGACAGTGCAGTCATCGAATGGAAATGAGCAGTTTGTAATCTTGTATGACATTGCAGAGGGAGAACATAAGGGCTTTTACCAA